GTCGCCTACCTCTTTTTCTGAAATAGTCATAACAAAGGTGTGATAGTTTCTATTCTTCTTGATTAAAAATCCTTCTGTACAAGCAATCGCTGGTGTATCTTTTTTAGCATCTTCCATATCCTTCCATTCACCAAGACTTGTTGCATCTTCCCAATAGACCTCGTATTTATCTAAAATATGGTATATCTCATCTTTATTTTTTGACCCCATAATCTTTTGCCTCTTTCATCATATTTATGGTTTTAGTTTTCCAAGTTTCAAAATTAATTCTAACTATTTCTTTTTCCCAAGCTAACTCACTTTCTTTTTCAACTGCGATAGATAATGCCTTGATATGATCTATATATCTTTGATCTGCCCTTGCCTCTCTCTCTTGGGCATTAACACTATCCATTTTACCCGTGTTTGAGTTAATCATTTTTTCTTTCATCAAAGTTGATAAAAGTATTTTTCTATTATGGTCTAGTAAAGATAATTGCCCTTTGGCTTTTGCGTGGTCTTTACCTAATCCCCTTAATATGTGCATATGTTGTTCTGTTATTTCTTCACTCATAGATTTAACTCCCTCATATTTCTTGATTTAGCCCGTCTTATGTTTAGATGCTGAATAAAACTCATTACATCTTTTCCCGTAGCTATTGGAAATGTTTTTTTATTGTGTGGCCAATGGCCATATTTTTGTTTAAAACAATGTGAGGCCCAACCATCACGAAATCCACGTTGCCTCGAATAAAATAAAAGTTGTGCATAGAAATTTTGTTTGTCGTTTGCATTTGGTTTCATTTTTGGTAATTCTACTAACCTACCTTGTTGGACTAAAACAATCCTTTCTTTTTTAGTCGGGATTAAAGCACAATTAGGACAAGCATAATCATCCTTTGTTGGTTTATAAACTGTGTCGCATTGCACACAAGTAAATGGTTGCTTTTCTATTGGGTCGGGATTTTTAATTCTATCTTTATTTTTTGGCTTTGTAGTTTTTAATGTCCAATTTGGTACATCTTCGGGAAATCCGTGTTCATACACACATCCCGAATGATCTATAATCAAAGTATCTTTTTTATTTGGATAAGGTCTTAAAGTTCTACCTATCATCTGTAAATACATAGGATAAGATTTTGTTGGTCTTGCTATTATCACGCAAGATATTTTGGGTTGATCCCATCCTTCCGTCAAGATTTGACAATTAGATAATATCTTAATTTTGCCACTATTCAGATTTGCTAATTGTGTTTCTCTATCTAATTCATTCATTTCACTATCAATATGTCCACTAGAAACACCATTTTGTCTAAATATGTTCGCAATATGTTTAGAATGTGCTATTGACGTTGCAAACACAACTGTTGCCCGATTTTCGCCATATTTAATCCAATGTGAAACAATATCACCAACTAATTTTCTTGTATTCATTTTTCTATCCAATGCTCTCTTTTCATAATCCCCTGCTACAAGTCTAATTTTTTGTAAGTCGGGAATACTTGGGGCTACAATTCTATTTGGTACTAGATAACCTTGTGCCGTGAGTTCACGAATTGATCCACACTCAACTAATTCTTCATAAACATTTCCAAGACCCCTTCCGTCATTTCTACATGGTGTCGCAGTTAAACCTATAATGAAAGCATTTGGATAAACTTTTATAAGTTCTTGAAATTGTCCTGAAACTGATCTATGGGCTTCATCAAGTATGACTATATCTGCATTTGGTTTTATAAAATCATCCCTATCTTTTCTTGACGCAAAAGTTTGAATAGATGCCACTTGTATATCTGCCATAGCATTAGGACTTTTTTCTGCCATAATTACTCCGTGATTAAGACCAAAATCTGACAACTTTCTACTGCATTGCATCACCAACTCACGTCTATGTGCTACAAAAAGGTTAAACTTACTCCTTTCCTTTGCCTTCTGCATCATTGATGACGCAATGACTGTTTTACCCGATCCCGTTGGGGCTACAAGTAAAATCCTTTTCCTACCTCTTGAAAAATGGTGTCTTATATCTTCTATAGCTTTATTTTGATAAGGTCGTAGGTTCATACTTGATCTCCCCAATAATCCCACCCATCAATCTTTTGTCTTGCAAATAATTCAATTCTAGGAAAATCACCACTACAACTAACAATCATATCCCTAGTCATAGATGGTTTTTGACTATGTAATCTCGGATTAACTGCTTTAAATAAATTTCTAGTAATTTTATTTTTACACTTCATTTTTCCTTTTACTCCAAAAATAATGTGTTCAGTACAACCTCTAAAATAATATCCCATACCCATTTCTAGTTTTCCATCTTTATAAGTTTTCACCCAAGTTAGTAAAGTTTTATAAGTAAATCCCCATTCTTCACATATTTCTAAACCACTTTTTAAAAATGGATTTGTACACCATAAATACAAATGAGCATTGACTTCCGTAATATTTTTTACGGGGAGTTTTTTTATTTCATCAACAGTCATTGTAGAATAAGTATGTTCATTACTTCCATTACCCCAACTTTCTTTGTACTTCCAAGGGGGGTCAGCATAAATAATACTATATAGTTTATTGTTGGGAAATTTTTGGTTCATATCTTTTCCATATATCGTTTAATTGAAAATAAATTTCTTTTGGATTTTCGGGTGGTGTACAAAGTTTTCCAAAAGTTTCAGCTTCTAGTTTTGCATACTCATAGCTTTCACCTCTTTTACGAATAGCAATTAACATCTTCACTAATGTTCCGTGTCTATCTCCCTCTTTCATTCCATATCTTAAAGTTCCCGAATACTTCCCTTTGTATTGTGGTATTTCATAATTACTAACTTTGTTTTCGGGTCTTTTAAGTTTAAGGGTATCTCTAATTTCATCTCTAGTATAAGGTCGTTCATCAATCATACTAATAATTTTCACGGGATAAGGTTTTCTTTTATTGTGATAAAATCCTGCAACTCTCATTACTCTTGGAAGGTCTTTAACCTTACTATCTGCATTGTATTTAAAAGCCAATGCTTGTTGAAATAAACTAAAACTGATTAATGGAATACCCTCACATAACCAATAGCAATGATATTTTTTAGGGCTAGTTTCAACTATCATATGGGGTTGTAGTTCAAATTTTTTAGGTAAAGGATAACCATCAAGATCAATAAATACTGCCCTTACTCTTTTAATGTGTTCAGTAGTTCTACCTTTTAAATTAGTTTCATTAACAGTAAAATATATTCCTGCCCCTTTTTGATTTAATTTTGTAAGTGTTTTTAAATGTTCTTCTATTGTTCCGTGTAGTTGTTTAATGAGTTTTTTGTTAATCCCTTTATCGCAGAAAGTTTGAAATGTATGGTGAGTTCCAAAGTAATTTAAAAATATTCCATAATGTGATTGATCGTTCATTTACAATAATGCCCCACTACTAATCTTCCTTTTTTTGTATAGTATCCTTGATTTATGTCATTTGTTTGATATTTAGCAATTTTCTCAACTGTGTACATAAAGCTATCAAAACAATCTTCAAATTTCATAGGAAACGAAACATAATTAAGTTTTACGCCTAGAAGTATTATGACGAGTGTTTTCATCTTCCTCCAAACTTTCTTCTGACCATCTTTTTTTAGCCCCTAATTTACCTGCCATTGATCGTCTTTTTCTATTCATTTTTTGTTCTTTGCGTTCTTCTTCTGCTTGTTTGCAGATAAGGTATGTCTTGCCGTTCTTATCTTTTTCTTTGTAAAATAAATGCTCTATTTTTGGGAATATTATTTTGATCTTATCTAATCTGCAATTACACATTTTAGACAAAATCTCCATATCATATTCTATTCTGAAACCTCTCCAACAATGACAATAAAGTAAAATATAAGCCCCTTGTTCTTCTAGGTTTATTTTTAATCTATTAGGGTCGCTGATCCAATCGTTTGCGTAAAATTGAAAAGCTGGACTTTGTTCATCTGTAGTTGATTTTCTCAATATAATCCTTATTAAGTTTAGTTAAGTTTTGTTTTTACCCCGAAAGAACATTGGTGTCAATAGTATATCTTGTTTGCAGTTGAAGGTGAAGGTGAAGGTGAAGATGAAGATGAAGGGGATAAAATCGCATATGCGATTTAATAGCATAGGGTCATACGTTTGCCATTAGCACATTTATAGCATTGCTATAGCATTGCCATACTTATGCTAGGTTGAAATTAATGTCGGGTCTTATGTATTCAGCTTGAAAATCACCAAGTTTTGATATTTGGATAGCCCTAAAAGGTGGTATTACTTTCCATTTAGATACTGCTGGGTGTGATATTCTTAATCTTTTAGACAAATTCTTACCACCATATTTAGTTACTATTTCTTTTTTTCTATCTACTGCTAGTTTATATTTGGTGTTCTTCATTTGTTCATATCTACACTAAATTGTTCTTCCGTTGTAATCATTCTTCTTAAAAAACTTGCTCTATCGTGTTCGTTTTTAGCTTGATCCACAAGTTCTAGTATGCTTTTTGATTTATTGTAGTGATCGGGTATTACAGAAGAACGATCTACATTCTGAATATCCTTCATTAATCTATCTCTTTTTGCCTCGCACTCATTTGCTAGTTCGGGTAGTATTCCTGCCATAATTGACAATTATTTACCATAATCATTAACTAAAATCAATATTTATATTGACAACAGTTAAGCCATAGAATAAACATAGGTTAATTAAATAATAAATAAAGGAAAAAAATATGACAAGCATAGTCGCAAAAGGTGGTGAAAAATCTAGCAGTTTTCCAAGTGTTTCTGTAGGTGTTCACAAAGCCCGTTGTATTAAGGTCATTGATCTTGGTACTCAAAAGAATGAGTTTGAAGGCAATATAACTTGGAAAAGACAGGTCTTGGTGATTTGGGAAACTCCCGATCAAACCAACGAAACATCTGAACCATTAACAATCAGTAGGTTTTACACATTATCACTACACGAAAAATCTAATTTAGGAATTGATCTTACCTCTTGGAGAGGTCGCCCATTTTCTGAAACTGAAAAAAAAGGTTTTGATATTAGTAAATTAATAGGTCACACTTGTTTACTAAATGTCATAAAAGGCAATAAAAACAACAAGATTGGGTCGGTAATGCCCTTGCCTAAAGGCGATAAAATCGCAGAACAATATCATACGAGTGTTGTCTTTGATTTCAAAGATTTTCAAAATGGTAAAAAGGAAGTCTTTAATCAGTTATCCGAAGGTATTAGAAATATTATCTTACGTTCAAAAGAACTAGAAGGTCTTGAACATACAGATAATGGGGATGATAATAATGGCTCTACTACTGTAGGGCAAGAACCTGTACCATTTTAATGGAATATACTAACGCATCTAATCTCCCGAAGGCGATTGAACGGGCAGTAGCTAACGATCCTTACTCATCCCAAGGGTCTAATATATCTGCTACCCGTTTGATTGCCCCTCCTAGAATAAGAGTTTTAGAAATGCGAAATTGGGATTTATTAAAGGAAGATGTATCTGATAAGATATTCTCTTTGCTAGGACAATCCGTTCATCATATTATTCAGCGATCTAAACAACGAGTTGATTTATCTGAACGTAGATTATTCTACAAAGATGATAAGATTACTAATGGTTGGACTTTGAGTGGGTCATTTGACTATCTTGAAAGAACAGGAAGATTGATAGATTTTAAAGTCACATCTGCTTGGGCTACTCTTAATGCTTTAGAAAATCCTAAACCCGAATGGGAAAACCAATTAAATGTATTGGACTTTCTATGTCGTAAAAATCAAAAGACTTTAACTAGCTATAGTAAACCTATTAAGGTTAGGTCTTTATCCATTATGGCAATATTAAGGGATTGGTCTAAATTAAGGGTGATGCAATCTGATAACTATCCTAAAAAACAAGTTGTTATGATCCCTGTAAGAAGGTGGACACCAAAAGAACAAGACGATTATATTAAAGCTAGGATTAAGCTACACCAAGATGCTGAAAAGTCTAGTAAGCTACCTCTTTGTACGGCAAAGGAAAGATGGCGAAAAGAAGATAGCTATGCTTTAATGCTTGATAAACGTAAGACGGCAAAAAGAGTATTACCTACTAGGGAAGAAATGGATCAGTATTTAAAAGCTAACAAAATGGTTGAAGGACAAGGTTGTAAAGTTGTATTCAGAAAAGGTGAAGATGTTAGGTGTATGCACTATTGCCGAGTGAATGAGTTTTGCGATCACTATATGAATGTCAAATTCTAAAATTCATAAATTAGTTTTTACTAGAGATACCCTTGTTCAAGGAATACTCAAACGATTTGCCAAGCGATCTGATGATGGTATAAAGAAATATGGCAAGACAATGCTACAAGCCAACAAGTCTATTGCACAATGGATAGATGATGCACAAGAAGAAAGTTGGGATAAGATTGTTTATCTTGAAAAGATTAAAATAGAACTTCAAAAGAAGGAAGGGGGAAAAGATGGCAAAAAAGAAAAAGAAAAAGAAAGATAAAAAGAAGAAAAGTAAGAAGAAAAGAAGATAATTATTGCAAATTTTTTAAATAGGTATAAATGAATATTATGAACTTACCAATATTTTATTTATGCCTATTTATTTATTGGTCTAGTCTTGTTTTTCTAACAGTACAGTTATACTAATTTCTTATTCCATCTTCCCTTATCATTTAAAATCATTGGTAGTAGCTTGGGAATACCATCTAAAATAATTCCACATCCTATTATAAATCTTGTCCTAAAGTTTTTTGCATAATTAAAAGCCATAGACTTTTGGTTGATTAAACATCCTACGTTCATAGCAAAGAATATGTTATCGGGATTAGCCCAATAGCTTATGACAAATTTTGTATGGTAGTGTCCTTGTACTGCTGACATACCCATAGCTTGTGATACCTTTGATATATCTGCTGATCTTCCGTGAGTGAAAAAACATTTCTGTCCATTACTCATAGTCAAAGTTAAATCATCTACCCATTTCCATTTCTTCGTACCTAAAAATTCTCCATAGTCTTTTAAGAACTCCCTACTCATTCCGTATTTTAAAGCCCTCCTATACACCAAGCTAGAATGATTACTCTCTACCTCTACCATCTTCGGAAATATGCCCTCTAATGCCCTTATAAAGCCCCTAGAAGCCCTTAATTCGTGTCCTGCACTATACAGGTCGGGATCGTGGGTGTGCATATTTATAGCGTGAAAATCTAATAGATCACCGATGTTGATACACATATCGGGCTTATATTCTTTTTTGATTTCTTCTAAAAATGTAAAGCTATCCTTATGATGAAAAGGAATATGAAGATCACTAATGACTAAAATTCTTTTGTTCACTAATTACCCTCTAATGTTTCGGGAATGTTCTTGATACGTTCTATTTCTTCTTTACGGGAATCAACATATTGAATTTCACCATCTTTAATATGTACATCCCTAATCGTTTTGTCGTCTATGATAATATCTTTTAAAATTACAACCATACTGTTAGTTGTATTTTACTTTAATTTATCAAATTTTACAAGATTTCATCACACTAGACAATTCTTCTGCACGTTTCGGAGTTTGCTTTGCCCATTTACTATCCAACATTTCTTCGGATGCAGTTTGATAATTATTTTGTTTTAATGCTTTCCACATTTTTTTAAATTTAGATACTCCACCGATACCGAGTTGGAATACCATCTCAATGATGACACATTTAGCTTGATGATGTAGGGGTAAACCACTTATGAGTTGATTAGCATTTGACTTGGCTATGTTAAAATCTCTATCAAAGACTTCTTCTAAATCTTTCTTATTGTAGGTCACACCTTCCTTAAATTTATCGGTAGATAAAACAAGATGACCATAGCCGATTGTGGCAAAACCAAGACTATCCTTATAGATTTTAGGTACAAATCCTTCGTGTTCTTTAATCCTTGCCTTTAAATCACTATAACTCATACACTAATACTATATAACAGCGGCAAATTTATACCAGAAAAATTATCTGTTTATTAGTTTACTAGAAAATATATAGCAACAATAACTACCGCTACTGTGATAGATATTTTCTTATGGGTTTTTGCTAATGCCCATAGTTCTTTTGCTTTTTCCATACTACCTCCCATTAAAACCATTCATTACTCTAATAACTTTCATAACATTATCAACCTTATTAAGAGTTTCTTTGTGCTGTGGATCAAATGAATTAGCACTTTGCATTAATAGTAATGCAACTATGATTTGCAACATATATTAGCTACAGTTATTCTTATCTAAATCTATTGGTTTATCTTTATAGAACCATACGTAAGATGAAAGTTTAGTTCCATCCTGTGTATAGGTACACTTCTTGCCGCCTACTGAACAGGCAGTTAAAGCGAACATCATAATCAGAAATATAAATACTTTATTCATAATCCTCCTATTAAAGCGGGATATAGTATCAAAAATCAAGAGAATAAGCCATTACTTCCTTTTGATAATATCTGCACCTTTAAGGCCATAGATAGCAGATACTACCCCAATAAATAGGGCTTGATACCAGAACGGCATATTGTTAAAATACTCAAAAAATTTCTCTACCTTCAACATAATTTCAGGATCATCACTAAAAATAGACCATATCAACAACATCACGGGGGCGGCTACGAGTATCAAGACGAACTCATCCTTCCATCCCTGTTGATTATTTTGCATTACAGCTTGTTTATACTCAATCTCTCCACTTGCCATTCGTTGTGCGTGAGTTCTTTGAGCATCAGCCATTAACATTTTAGTTTCTTGACGCTTTTTATAGATATGCGTACCTGCGTTTAAAGCTAATTTAATTGCACTAAACCACATACTAAAATAATAATTTTACTACTACAAAAATAAATATTGCAGATACAACTGCAACACTTACTCTTTGTCTTGGTGATAAATCACCCCACATATCACCGACAAATATGAAAAATTCTTTCATAGTAATCTCCCTAAAATTTATAAAACTTTAATGTACCTAGTATTAAAGCAATCAAAGACCCTACTACAAAAATTGCTTTAATACCACCTTTTCCCATTGACACTTGATGCTTTAAACCTTCTATATCCTTGCTATTTTTCTGCACATCCTTATGGATTTCTGCTAATTTATAACAAATTACATCCATTGATACTTTACTCTCAAATTTAGGTATCGACTTTTTTTTCATTTTCCTCAATCTGTTTTTTAGGTAGACACCAAAATTTGATAAAAGTACGATTACTCTCTACTTGTTCTACTGGCATTTTAGCAATAAATTCGTGGGCTTTATAATAACCATTTAAAGCACATTCACGATGACTAGAATAAAGTTGTTCGTTCATTGGTGGAAAACACGTACCTGCTACTGAATAACATATTTGAAATATTAACATAAATTTTATCATCACTTTCTTCTATACCATCTTCTTTTTTTGAGAAACCAAGCATAAACTTTATTCGTTGTTCTCCTTTTTCTTCTTCTTTTTGTTCTTTCTCTTGTCAAGTTTTTTAAGGTTTCTTTTTACAAAATTAGTATTCTTTTTAATCTGTTTAGATAAAAATATTTGACCTTGTTGAAGTTTAAAAACTTGTTCTTTCATTGTCCAAGTTTCTTTTAAGTTCCAACCGACTAACGCAATCAAAGCGGCAAGAGCAAGACCTACTATTTTATCTTTTAAATCCATTATTGACAGCTTTCACATTCATTCGTGTCATCAATGACGACACCACTACCTTCATAAGTAGCTTGTTCTGCTCTACTACCATCACAATCACATCCACTACATTTACAACCTTCGTGATCTGCCTCTATACAATGGCAAAGATGTCCACATTTTTTACAAGTTCTATCCATTCCTATCATTCTATCATATTGTCATTATTTTGTATAACCTGTT